GTGGGCGAACGCGACGACATGAAACCGAAATCGTCCATCTAACTTTCCGATCCAGATAACTTTCTGGTCGGCCAATCTAGCGCATCCAAACCCATGTCATTTCATCGATTCGATTCTAGCGTCGCGAAAGCCCCGTCCGCTACCGACACATCATCCGACAATCAAAACGCGCCAGCGAGGCGTTTAGAGCGTTTGAGCGATATGTCGATAGGTCGATCGATCGGCGTTTTCTCTTCCGTTTCATCCGAACCGTTTGCGACACCGCCGTTCAAGGCGGGGAGCGAAGCAAAACGGTTTCAGGATGAAACCCTTACCTCCTTGGTTTTTTAATACCAAGGAGGGTTTCATTTTAGTGAAATAGATAACAACGCAAGCTAACCGAGAAGTGTAGGAAACGAACCGTGGATTCAGGAAACGAAAAACATGGTGTTGACAAGAGGATGATCTAACCGCAGACTAGAGTTCGATATGAGCTTTCTACCATCGGGTAAAACCCCCAGAAAAATGTTCAGCGAGATGCCGCCGAAGACGCACGACGTTGACACGGCGAAGTCTGAAGTACTGGCCTACATCTGCCAGGAGATGTCCTGCGACATGGCCAAGGCGGTTCGGCTCTTCAACTCGATGCGCCATCCGAAGTGTCGGGTGCTGGTCTTCGACAAGATCGAGCGGCAATGGAAGGGGTGTTCGTTCAGGCCGATCGATGCGGAGACAAGCGAGCTGTCGATGCTGCGGGAGCATCGGTCCTTGGAGCGACAGGTTGCTTCGGTTCGATCCGAGCTTCGGAGACTGTCAAAGGATGTCGAGGATCTGAAGAAGAGCAACAAGTCCAAGCGAAAGGGCAAGAAGACTTCCGAGGAGGAAGCTCCTGCTGAAGAGCCGACCGCCAACGACGGTGAGGACGACATCGATGAGATGAAGAAGCTCCTGAACGAAGTAATCGCCTAAATCTAACTCTTATGGAAACCACCAATCAATTCGTCACGAAAGAGAAACTGGAGACAGTCACCGCTGTCCTTCAGAAAGTCCTGAAGCGGCTTGAGGACGGCGAAGCCATGAACAGGGAGCGAGATTCAAAAATCGCATTCTTGTTGGAATCGCCAAAATCAAAGTCCTCATCGGAAGACTTTATTCCGCAGCCTCCACAGAAGCCGATCAACCCGAATGCCGAAACGTACACGCTGGAGCTAAGCCACGGGCCATACACAATCCACCGTAACGACGGGGAATCTGATCGAGATTGGGCTGGCCGGAAGAAGCACCTGATGAACCAGCGCGTGAGCTTTCTAAACTCAAGCGGCGTGAGTGGAACGCCGGAGCAGGAAGCCTACCTCAAGGAAATCTACGACAGGCTGGCGGCGCACGGTCGTTGAAAAAATCTTCAAATCGCCGTTGACACGACTCCCGACAACTGCAACACTACATCCGCAACGATGACCAATTTTTGGCAACCGGAAATAGAGCGCGAAGAGAACTCGCGATGGGGTTTTTGGATTTTCACCCTTGATGAACATCCGGTTGCCATCCCTTTTCAACCTTGAAAGTTTATACCGCCAAACAAACAGCCGCGATGCTGCAAATCTGCTGCGAGACGCTACGGCGTATCGTTCGCACCGATGGCATCCAGCACAGGAGAATTGGCCGACGCATTTTGTTCACGGAAGCCGACATCGCGGCGATTCTTGAGAGTCGAGCAATGACCGGAGCCGTGAACCCGTACGCACCGAGAAAACCAAAACAGACAGCGAATACAAATGAACAGCAACAGCACACTGACGGTAGCAGTACCGTCCCCGACACCACCGCAACCACTGACTTCGGTCAGCTCTGACAGCGCGGAATTCTACTCCCGCATTGGAACCTCCCTTGAAGCGGTCAAGGAGCTAGGATCGTGGATTGCCCGAAGCGGCGTCTTCAACTGCCAGAAGGACGAGCAAGGCAACATGATTGCTCTCGAATGTCTGGCAACGCGCAAGACTCCGTTCGACTTCAAGCGTGAGTTTCACCTTGTGAACGGCTCTTTGACGATGCGTTCCGATGCGATGCTCGCCGGATACCGTACTCGCGGCGGAAAGGTCATCTGGAAGCAGTTTGATTCGACGGCTGCGATTGGCGTCTGGAAGTACGACGGCAACGAATGCGAAATCGGATTCACGACCGAGGACGCGAAGGTTGCGGGCCTGCTACCGGCTAAGCCTGGAAGCGGTTGGCAGAAAGATCCGTCGGCCATGCTCCGTGCGCGCTGCATCTCGAAGGCGATTCGAATGCTCGCACCTGAAGTTGTCGCCGGTTTATATTCGCCCGAGGAAGCCGCCGACTTCGCCACCTCACCAGCACCCGCTCCGACCGCTCCGACGCGCCAGACGGTCAATGTGACGCCGGAACCGGCCTTCTCGCTGACAGACAAATTGGAGCAGATTCTTGAGCCACATTCTGAGGCAGCGAATGCGTTCCTGCTCTCCAAGAACCTCATCAAGGAAGGTCAGAACTTCCGCGATGTCTCGACCAAGGTGGCCAACATGATCATCGCCGATGCGGATGGTTTCATCTCCAAGGCCAAGGCGTTCGTTATCCCTCCGACCGAATGAGCATTCTAAACCGACACATCAATTTCAACATGGCTGCTGAGAAGTACCATGCCGTTGACGCTCTCTCGAAAAGCATGATGACCAAGATCCTCAAGTCCCCGGCGCACTACAAAGCCGCGCTGGAGGAGCATCAGGATCCGACGAAGGCGATGCAGATGGGTACGGCGATTCATACCGCTGTTCTGGAGCCGCACTTATACTCGCAGGTCGTTGCGGTCGTTCCGCCTGACATCGACGGTCGTACGAAGGAAGGCAAAGCGTGGAAGGAGCAGCATAAGTCACGCATTCACATGACTCACGCTGAGGACATTGAAATCCAGGGCGTCGCGAACAGCGTCCGCCGCCATCCGTTCTGGGACATCATTCATCTGCCGCACAAGATCGAGGCGAGCGTTTTCGCTGAAGACGAGGAGACTGGCCTACCTCTCAAGGCGCGTCCCGATCTGTGGATTGAAGACCATACGCTCGTCGATATTAAGACGACCGACGACGCGACGGTTGAAGGCTTCAGCCGTACCGTAACGAGTTTTGGTTACCACATTCAAGCCGCGCATTATCTGGAGATGACAGGCGCGGAGAACTTCATCTTCGTAGCGGTCGAGCGTAAGGCACCGTATGCGATTGGCATCTACAAGCTGGACTCCGAATGGCTTCAGGCCGGTGCGAACCTTCGCAGGAAGTCCATCACGCTGCTCCACGAATGCAAAGCACTGGATAGTTGGCCAGCTTATCCGACAGCCGTGCAAACTCTTTCATGCCCTAAGTGGGTCTTGAATAAATCCGAACAATAACAACAAAATCAGAACCCATGTTTACCGTAAATCGTAAAGACGCAGAAACCAATTACATCAACGCAGAAGGCGAGTACATCGTCACCGTTACCAAGGTCGAAGAGAGTCTCGACGCCAAGGGTCGAGAGGTCTGCAAAGTGAGGTTTGTCACCGATGATGGATTGAGCATCACCGACCGTTTCATCAACCAGGAGAATGTCTGGTTCCGTGTGAACCAGCTTGTGGCAGCGACGAATCATAACGTGCCGGACGGAACCGAAGTGGATTTCCTCGGCAAGAAGGGCAGTTACGCCGCATTCCTCCGGTCGATGATCGGATTGGAGTTGGCCATCACGGTTGGCATTGAAGAATACGAAGAGAATGGCGAGAAGAAGAAGGCATACCGTGTGAAGAAGATGAAGGCAGCGGCTCCGCTCTTACCTGAAGAGAAGCCTTTCTAATCAGTATCACGGAGGGGAGCGCATTCCGCGATAACGCTCAAAACCTAAGAATACAATGAACGATAAAAAACCAAAGCGAGTTCGAGAGCCGGTGAAGTTTGTGTTGGTCAGTCCTGAGACTCATGCCGAGTTGAAGTCGTACGCTCAAAAGAACGGCTACAACATGCAAGGCGTGGCCGACGAAGCGATTCAAGAATACCTCAAGCGAAAGGAGCAACAATGAGCAAGAAAACCGAGGAAACGTTCTGCATCACATTCAGAGGGCTGCTAGAACTCTATCTGCCCAAGCCAACAAGCGAAAGGGTCTACAACGCAATTGAACTCTACTGTCGTCGCAGCGGATTGGGCATCGCGATAAACGAAAAGAACCGATTGAACTTTGTGGAGATGGTAAAAGTGGAGGACAAGCAATGAACATCGAACAAACCAAAGAAGCCATCCGTGTCATGCAGGCATTTGTGGATGGGAAGGAAGTGGTATCGGAGTTTGTAACTTCCCCTCAAGCGACAGATAATCCATCTTGGAATTGGGTTAACGACATAAGCGCATACCACATCAAACCCACCCCTGTCCTCCGCCCGTGGACTGCGGATGAGGTGCCGCTAGGGGCGCAGGCGAGGAATCGTGAACACCCAAAAACACGTTGGTTGATCGACCGCACATCCAGCGAAGAAAACAGAAAGGACTGGTGTGAGAAATACGAACACAGCACCGACGGCGGGGTTACTTGGAAACCCTGTGGGGTCGTGGAGGAGGCGAAATGAACGATCATATTCCTGACCCCACGAAAATGATCAACGACGGAGGGCCGGCGTTTCCTCGAACTGGAGCTGATGGACACACAAGTCCGCAAAGCGGGATGGCACTTAGGGACTACTTCGCAGCGGCGGCGTTGCAGGGGTTGATTGCTAATGGAGGATGCCCAACTTGGGATGATGACGCAAAAGCTGCATACGCAGCAGCCGACGCAATGCTCAAAGCGAGGGAGGCCAAGCTGTGAAAACTGAACAAAACGAATGGGTAAAATGCAATAAACTGAACGCTCTACAAAGCCAAGAAATAATTGCTTTGAAAGACCGCATCAAGCGGCTGGAGGAGGCGCTCGAAGGCACCGTAAAATGGATCGTTGATCTGGCCAACAGCGGAGACGCTGGATTCTGGAATCCTGAAGAGCAGTCAGCGATAATCGCAGCAAGAGTCGCACTACAAGCCAAGGAGGCCAAGCCGTGAGTGCCATTGAATGTTTCACAAGTTCAACTGCAGCTAAGATTGATATGGACCTGATAGCCACCGAAAACCACAACCAGCAAAACCAAGAGGAACTCAAAGCCCGCATCAAGCGGCTGGAGGATGCGGGTAATGCGTTGCTGTGGTATTTCTGCCCAAAAAACACGGGAGACATCAGTTTCCTGCAATCGGAAGCAATTAAGCAGTGGAACAAAGCCAAGGAGGCCAAGCTGTGAGTGTTGAACAACGAATACTGGACATCGCTGAAGCACCGAGCTGGTTCTACGGTAAAGAACTCCGCGCAATCGCTCTTGAAGCCCGCAAGATGGAGGATCGGATCAAGCAACTGGAAGACCGCATTCACCGAGCAGCAATGGCGTTTTTTAGGGACGGCTCAGACGGTCATGTTGCGAGCGGTATGCTGGCGATTCTGGAGGAGGAGAGGAGGAAGCAATGAGCGATACACCGAGGACGGATGCGGAAGAATTACCACACTCCTTAGATGATCATCATTTCGTTGTTGGATCGTTTTTCGCTAGGAAACTCGAACGCGAACTTAACGCAGCCAACGACCGCATCAAGCGGCTGGAGGAGGCGCTTGAGTGCATTAGAGAATACTGGAACCGCGACAACAACAATCGAGCAATGATAGACGCTTGCTGGTACGCAATCGACAAATCGTCAGAAGCACTCGAAGCCAAGGAGGCCAAGCCGTGAGCGATACACCGAGGACGGATGCGGCGTACTTTAAACCTCACGCCACGATGTACGATCTAGCCGGTGAGATGAAGCTCATGGAACGCGAACTCAACGCGGTGACTAAGGAGCGAGATGATGCGGTGTTCGTAACTGAGAAGGTTCTGAGAGATTTTTCTGAACATTCCAGAAGTCACTGCAAAGCCCTTGATGAACTTATTGCAGCAAACAACCGCATCAAGCGGTTGGAGGAGGCGGGGGATGCGATGTTCCCATGGTCTGAGCGTGTGGGTCAGGAATTTTGGACCAAAGCCAAGGAGGACAAGCTGTGAGTGTGGAACAACGAATACTGGACGTAGTGAACGCGAATGTTTCAGCATGGCGCGACTCCCGCGAACTCCGCGCCATCGCTCTTGAAGTCCGCAAGAGGGAGGATCGGATCAAACAACTAGAGGACCGCATCAAGCGGCTGGAGGAGGCTCGCACTGTTGCGGCAGCAAACAGTCTTGCGACTATGATGTCCTACGAGGATGCAATCGCGAAGATCAAGCGGCTGGAGGAGGCGGGGGATGAAATGGCGAATGCTTATGAGGAAATCTGTCACGATTCTTACGATCAGAAGCAGATAGCCAACTGGCGCAAAGCCAAGGAGGCCAAGCTGTGAGCCACATAGTCGATGCACACGTCGCATATTGCAATGCGATCAGCGATCTAAGTCGGGACAAGACAGAACTTCTTGAGCGGATCAAGCGGCTGGAGGACAACATTGAGAAGCTGAAAGACGCAGGAGACTTGGTTTTCATCTGGCTACTTTACAATCGAAGTCACATCGGTGGATTGGATGTGGATTCCGCATTGCGTGAATGGAAACAGTCCAAGAAGGAGGCCAAGCTGTGAGTGTAGAGCAAAAAATCCTTTTCCTATCGGAGTCTCCCAATTGCCACCAGTCCCGCGAACTCCGACTCATCGCTCTCGAAGTCCGCAAGATGGAGGATCGGATCAAGCAACTGGAAGACCGCATCAAGCAGATGGAGGAAGCGGGGGACATGATGGTGCAACATTTTTACACCGACGAACCACGTTCCGTAATGTGGGAACAATCTAAGGAGGCAAAGCCATGAGCGATACTTGCGAAAAATGCGGCTGGCCAATGACAATAACGGCGGGTGGAGACGAAATGCATTGTGGCCGAAAATACTATCAAAACGACTACGCATTCTGCCTTGAGAAACAGAATGACAAGGCTCAGCAAGAACTGAAAGCGGCGAACGAATCGTTCAAGAAGCTGAACATACACACTCTCAATCTGGTTGACCGCATCCGCCACCTAGAATCCGCCCTCCGCCGAATCGCCGATCAGGACTACCGTGGCAACCGTTCGACCGAATCTCAGATAGCCTTTGAGGCGTTGAAACCATGAAACTCATAACCCGACCGATTAAGTGGTCAGTCTTGCCAGACGGAAGTCCACTCTTTGCAGAGTCAGCAACCGAAATCGAAATAGTCGATGAAGCCGCAGGAGAGTTCGTAGAAATATCTCAAAGCATGGAAGGCTATGGGAAGATCGGAATCAATACATCTGATTGGCCGACGCTTCGAGCCGCAATCGACGCAGCAATGAAGCAGTGTAAGGAGCAAAAACCATGAAAACCAAAAACAAGAAGACAGTCATCACCATCGATTCCGATCTGCATGAAGAGATTCGCAAGTACTGCGAAGAGAACGGAATCAAAATCGGCTTTCTCGCTACCCAGGCGTTGCGAAAGATGATCGATGGAAAGCGTGTCACGCAAGAACCACGCACTTCATCGGCATCTAACGCTTGACGGCGAAGCCTCCCGTGTGGGCGGCACAATACCCTTCGCTCGCTATGAAGCAGTGGGCGGAGGGGCAAATTTCCTAAAACTATGAATCTGAGAAACTACCAAAAGAACGCAGTAGAGTGGGCCAAAACTAGCGACGGCCTGATCATCGCACCGGCTGGCAGCGGCAAGACATGGATTGCCGCGAGCATCATCAAGCATTACCACGAATTATATCCTAACATGTGGTTTGGATGGCTTGCTCCAACACGCGAGACATGTCAGCAAGCGCGCACATCGTTGAGAGTCGCGGGAATTGCTGACAGCATCGTAGACGTTCGTTGTCCGCATGAGTCGGTAGACTTCAGCGAGAAGAACCTTCTTATAGTGGACGAAGCGAAGCACAGTCCTGCCGCTGGATGGCGTCGCATCATCGAGTCCTGTAACGGGCTGCACTACGGATTCGACGCAACCCCTTGGTGCGACGATCCAGAACGCAACGCCGTAACGCGAAGGCTCTTCTACAATCGCACCTACGAAATCAAGCGAAGCGACATCGGCGATTCATTGGCCGACGCTTACCTCCACCTTTCCGACGCCACCGATCTGAACCTGAAGCAGAAGATCGACGACAACATCGACCGGCTTTTTGTAACAAGACGGCGGTACATGCGAATAAGTGACGACGAATTAAAACGCATGTGCGCCTGGGAATCCCTAGTGGACATCGGCATCTGCCAGAATGATGTGCGCAATCAGTACGCCATCAACTACGCGATTGAACACCTCGACATGCAGACGCTCATCCTTATCCCGCGCATCACGCTGGGCGAGGAGTACGAAGCAGCCATTCCACGTTCGCTCCTTGTCCATTCGAAGATCGGCAAGAAACAGCGCAAGGCGGCGATGGAAGAGTTCAAGGCCGGAAACCTGCGGACCATGATTGCCACATCATTGGCCGACGAAGGATTGGATCTGCCGAATGTCGAGCTGCTGATCATGGTCAGCGGTGGCAGGTCGTCTCAGAAGACGATCCAGCGAGCGAGCCGCGCATTACGGAAAACAGATTCCAAAAACTGTGCGACAATTCTGGACTTTTCTGACAAGTTCCACCCCATCGGAGCATACCACGCAAAGAAGCGAATGGAATGCTACCGTCAACTAGGTTGCGTTTTCCAATGAGTGCATCAAATACGACATTAAATGATACTGCCACGCCCACAGAGAACGTAGTTTATCTGATCGGAGAACTACGAGGCATCAGCCGACAAACAGAAACCAAGAGCGGCGCATTGATGGTCCGACGGGTCATCTCAATCGCTCGCCATTGGACGGATGCAGATGGCCGATTCCACGAAGACTTCGATGAGTTCGAGTTGTCATCGTGGGGACAAGTGGCTGAGAAGATCATGGAAGTCGCCAATGGCGCGCTGGTGCGTGTCAAAGGCCGTGTGAAGGTCGAGAAATGGAGCGAGGACGGAGCAACAAAATCAGCGGTTCGAATCGCTGCGGAACAAGTAACAATCCTGTGCTATTAACAACATGAAAACAAACACTTACGTCCCATTGAACGGACACATTCCGAATGCAGTAGTTGAGGAGGTTTTGCAAGACCTCAAAGGTGGAAAGACATACCGACAGATTGCGGAAGACTACGCGGTCAGCCTTGGATGGATTTCGAAGGTGAAGCGCGGTCAGATCAGGAGGAATCAATGAAAACAAATCAATCAATCGTAGCGGTCGATCCAGGTGTTGGCGGCGGATTAGCCGTGAACACGAATCATGGCATTTTCCTTTACTCGATGCCTGAGTCATTGCCCGACATGGCCAAACTACTAATGGAGTTCAAATTAGCAGATAGCCATCTATGGGTCGAAAAGGTTCCGAAGTTCGTGAGCAAGCTCACATCGTCCGCGAGCATGGCGACGCTCCATGAGAACTACGGCATCATTCAGGGTCTAGGCTACGCTCAAGGCTATGCGCTGCATCGAGTCGAGCCGAAGGTCTGGCAAGAACCGCTTGGCCTAGGCGGACGCAAATCCTGTGCGACAGGGCCAGAATGGAAGCGTAAGCTGAGGTCTAAGGCGCAGGAACTCTATCCGAACCTCGAAGTCACCTTGAGCAACTGCGATGCACTTCTGATCCTTCACTATGCTCTGGGAGGCGGAAGGTGAGCGAACAAACAAAACTGTTAGCGGAAGAAACCGACATCGAAACCCTGCGGAATGCCATCGCAGAATACCAATTCTTGGCCAAGGTTCTCTTCAAGACTGTCGGCTGCGGTTGTGACGGGGGGAATGACCTCTGCTACCACTGCGGCCAAGCCGAGCAACAATACAAACACATAACCGAGATATACAAATGACCAACCTCAACAAACCCGCAACGATCAGAGTGGCAGATGCCGATGAAACACCAATCCGAATCGACTTCGATTACTTCGATCAGAAGTACAAGGAGTGGCTTATCCGCCGTGGATTCGGCGATGAAATCGGAGGCGCATTCGGGATGAAACGACCCAACAAACGACGCGGCAAACGGACTCTACCCGATGAAATCTGAAATCACGCGACAACAGTTGTTGAAGGAAGCCCCGAACCTTGTTGAGTATGCCATCCTCCGTGGATGGATGAGCAAGCCGAAGCCTCAGCGAAACCCAGACGGTGTCTGGCATGCGAGCGGTTCTGGTCATCTTGACGACGCTTCCGAAGATGAAATACAAGAACTTAGGAAACAGTTCGGTGCAGGTTGAACTCCTCTCCGACGACGTAGAGATACGGATCGGAGAAACCAAGTGGCAAGGAGTGGCCTACATGCGGGAAGGCAAGCGAAAGCTCTACGTTCGAACGAAGGCTGAATTCAATGCCAAGTTCGTACTGCTAGATGCGAAGCCCTAAACATTACATCGCCGCACAAGAGCAGCTCTTTGCGAAGTTCAAGTCTCGCTCCATACCCATTCAACAATGGAGCAAGTACCTGATGACTCCCAAAGAGCTTGCTCTCCTTTTTCAGAAGCTAGAGAAATCAAATTCTGTTCTTCAGGAGATAGCCACGACTGACCTTGGCAAGTCTGGAGAACTCGCGAGAAAACAACTTGGAATCGAATGAGCAATTCAAATATCGACCGTGCAAGAGCATGGCTTCGCAACACCCCCGGTGCCGTCAGCGGCCAGGGCGGTCATAACGCAACCTTCGCAGTAGCCACCGCTCTAGTGCATGGCTTCGAGCTGTCGCGAGGATCTGCCGAAGATCTGCTCGCCGAATACAACGCGAAGTGCGTTCCACCGTGGAAGACCAGCGAATTGGCCCACAAGGTGAATCAAGCGATGAATGTAGCGCACGACAAGCCGAAGGGATGGCTTCTTTCCGCACAGAGCGGAACGCCCGTATCAACGACCGGAAAGTTCGTCGTCCAGAAGATCCAAGCAATTCCGCAACCGGAATCCCGATTTACAACTATCGACTTTCTCAAAGCCTGCTTCGAGCAGGATGAAGTTGTATGCATCTGCAACGACATCATCTGCGACGAGGAAGGTAAAGGTAGGCCAGCGTCCAAGGGTACGTTCCTCAAGCGCGACGAATGGATTGAGAAGCATTTCACGCCGCCCATAAGTTCCATGTGGAACGGTCCTGACAGCCGTGGCGCGTATGTACGGGTCAACCCGTGTCTCGACGAAACCGGATCGGATTCTGGCGTGTCAGCATTCCGCCATGTGCTGGTCGAGATGGACGAGAAGACGAAGGACGAGCAATGGACGATTCTTAAGGATTCGAAGCTGCCGCTATCGGTCGTCATTGATTCAGGCGGCAAGAGCCTGCACGGCTGGGTCAGAGTCGAAGCGGCGAACAAAGAGGAATGGGGCGAGCGTCGCGACGTTGTTTATCGTCATCTCGAAGCCCTCGGCATCGATCCGAAGAACAAGAACGCGAGCAGGTTTAGCCGCTTGGCTGGCGTGATGCGCGATGGCAAGGAACAGAAGCTGTTGGCCATCAATGTAGGTGTCGTGAACTGGGATGCGTTCACGGACTATCTGGAGTCCCAGGACATGCCTCAGGAGTTCACGCTCCAGAGCATCATCGATTACGATCCTGAGAATGACCCTGACAATCTCATTGGCGACAGATGGATTCGACGCGGTTCATCGGTTCTCTTTGTCGGTCAGAGCGGATGCGGCAAAAGCTCGATGGCGTTCTACCAAGGACTGAGGTGGGCCATAGGCTCAGATTGGTTCGGTTGTCAGCCGGTACGACCATTGAAGGTGGCCTACGTTCAAGCTGAGAACGACATTGCCGATCAGCATGATGCCCTGAAGGGAGCCGCGCAGATGGTCTTCGGAAGCGATTGGCAGAATGGATTGCGCCGTGCGGACATGCTCTTCTTTCGCGAGGCTGTTCGTACCGGCGTAGATTTCACGACCATGCTGCGTCGTCTCATCCGAAAAACGAAAGTAGACATTGTCTACATCGACCCTCTGCTCTCGTACATCGGCGGCAATCCATCGGACATCGAGGTATGCGCGAACTTTACGCGACATCTGCTCCAACCGATTATGATGGAGACGGGAGTCGTCATCGTGCTGGTTCATCACTTCCCCAAGCCGAAGGGTAAGGACGACAAACCTGAGAGCGTGGCAGATATGGCCTACTCAGGCTTCGGATCGTCTGATCTGACCAATTGGGCGAGAGAGGTGATTGTCCTGAAGGAAGTCGGATTCAATCAGCCGCGACGTTTCATGCTCGGAATGGCGAAGCGAGGAGACAGGTCAGGACTGAAGGACAAGAACGGAAACAAAACCGGCTCCATCGTCATCCAGCGAGGTGTAGGAACCATATCCTGGGACTACGCACCGCCTGAGGTATTCGTAGTCGATAAGGCGGCAGCTAAGAAGCCGTGGGGCGGACGACCTAAGCGTTAGCCTTCTCGCGTTCAGCGCGACGCCGACCCTTGGCGGATAATGACTGAAATTTTTCCTTGGAAAGTTTTTTGCGTCCGATTGCGGCGGCCAAAGCGCGAGGCTCTCTCACACCCTTCTTCTCAAGCTCGCCGATGAGCTTCTCGTAACGTCCGCCACCGCCAAGTTTCATCTTGTCCATATTACCAGAGGTTTTTGCATGCCCAATATTTGGGCGTTGTTTTGTCCTTCGCTTCCGCGCAGTTGTGACGGGAGCGAAAATTGGCCCGACGCTTCGGGTTCTTGTGCTTGGTGAAGTCGGAGTATCGAACATCACCGAAATGAAGGACGACGACCTTTCCATTGTCGTTCTTCACGAAGACAGTCTTCTTCTTCGGATACGGAGTCACGCCTTCGATCTTGCGCGGAGAATTCAGTGTCACCTTACGTCCGCGCCAAGTGTTACCTTTCTTGGAGAGGGAGGTTTTCATCGTTCGAGGTTTTGTAGTTCGTCGATGTCGGGAGATTCCTCGCCTTCGGTGGCGGCGACAGCTTGAGCGGTTCCACGGAGAACAGCATTCAGCTCATCCTTTGAGAATCGACCGATTGGCTTCATAGCAAGCTCTCTCAACTCAGGCGTTGAAAGAACGTAAGAGGCAATTTTGTACTTCACGCGAGGAGCGAGCTTAATCATCTGGGCCGCTTGGTTCGCTGTTCCAATAGGACCGACGCGAGCAACGCTTCCAACTGCGGCACCAACCGCAGCACCAGTAGTTCTCGCCATAGCCTCCACAAACGGATCGTTCGACGCGATTGGAGCCTTCAGCTTTTCCAACTTTGAAACATTGTCCAAGACAGACTTGAGGCTGGAAACCTTTCCAGTTCCTAAGACCGCATTGGCGTAATTTCGGACATCGCTCGCCTTACCAACAACAGATTCACCAGCAAGTTCAGCCGCCAACTGCTTGGTGTTTAAAACACCTGAGGTGGTGTACTTTTCGATCAAGTCATTGACGTATTGAAACTGAAGTTGCTGCACCAGCATTGGGCTTTCACGACCAATCATATCGAGTGCCACTCGGCTCTGTTCTGGCGTGTACGAGCCGTCAACAATTCCGCCTATGAACTTTTTAGGATTCTGGGAAACAATGTCAGTTACATCGCTCGAAGACGCTTTCTTAAGTGCGCCAAGAATTGTGCCGCGCAACTGTTTGTCCCTTTCTCCAGCCGCTTTTATGGCTTCAGCAATTGTCTTTTGAACCTCAGGTGCCTTTGAACCAAGAGCATCAGAAAGGACATTGGCATCTACAGTCAGGCTTGAAACAACCTTGTTAGGATCGAGTCCAGACAGCGCAGATTGCCGCTTTGCAAGACCTGCAATTTGCTTCGAGTTCGGGAAGAATTTGCTTTGGATTTCAGGCGCAAGACCGTTGATGTAGTTGACGACTTTAGAAACGGAAATCTCACCAGTAACCGGATCAAGACCAGACTTTGCAGCTTGATTGAACAGATATTCTTTCGCGGTAGAATCGATTGCAGCAGCGTCTTCCGGTCGAGCCGCACTCTTGATTGACTCAAGAAAAGTGGGGGCGTCAGCAGACTCTAGCTTGCTGGCAATAGATGCCGGTCCAGCACCTCCTTCTGCGCCAACATCTTTGATCAGCGACTGAACTTGACGGCCAACGAACTTGTCTACGTTTTCGCGATGGAACTTGTTTGCAACGTCGAGTTTTTCTCGAAGAGTTCCTGTTGGGAGATTGGAAATTGCATTGTCGATGTCCGTGGTGATTGCCTTGTACAGATCCTTCTTTGCCTTGTCAGAAAGGCCGGGAAGCAGGTCGTCCTTTCCGATGGAATCTCCAATCTGAGTGCGATATCTCCTAAGCGCATCAATGGACTGATCTTCGGTCATGTTGCCGATAGCGGCCACATATTCACGAGTACCCTTTGGATAGGTTGAAGGAATTCCGCGAGTCGCGAGAACCTCTTCCTTGGGAATCTGAAATCCAAACTCATCAACAAGTCCACCAGCTTGTTCGGGTGTGCCTTTGAACATCTGAACCGCTTGAGCATCGATGTTGTTGGCCCACTCAGACATGCTCGGAGTTTTTACGGTCAGCTTTTGATAGGTAGGATCGTTTCGAAGCGTGTTGAAATTCTTGGTGTCGGTTTGCTTGAAGAAATCGTATCCAGCTTGTTGTAGTTCACGGAACTTGTTGCCAAGAAATGACGGCGTTGCGGCGGTGCCAGGAATCAGTGCGTTGGCTGAGTTCTGAACATCAATCAAACCCTTGTCGATTGAAGGCTTCAACTGAGCTGAAAGCGTTCCGATTGCGTCTTCGTAAGGCTTTGAGACAGCTCCGAGTCGCTTCCGCAAAATATCGACAGCACTCTTTGCTAGCTCATCGGTCGTGATTCCCGTGTTCTTTCCGCCCAGCTCGGTGGCATTCAGGACGATCAGCCTCTTGAGGCTTTCCATGTGCTGAGGTGTAACCTCCGCACCAACTGGAGCGTTCTTGATTGCTTCGACAAGTCCCGGCTCGCCAATCGCCTCAGCAACCCCAACCGGAACTCTGACTCCGGTAGACGACTCAATGATGTCTCGAAGTTGAGAAGTCTCTAACGAACCAACTCTCGGCGAATATCTTGGCCGAAAGAATGTCGCCATCGCACCTTTGAATCCTTCTCCAGTGAGAAATTTTCCGGTAGCGACTGCTGGTTTAACCAACTGCCTAGCACCAGCAGCAACAAGCGGAACACCAACCTCGCTGACAAGCGGACCAAGCACTGTCCCCGCTAGAACATTTTCGCCAATCGTTTCGCCAGCTTTTCCGTATTCTCCGCGAGCAAGCTCAGGCAACGCTTCAACAGCACCAGTGGCTGCGCCGCCAGCACCCCCGCTAACAGCTTCCGCTCCCACACGGCCAAGGAATTTACCGGCACGTTCTGCGCGAGTTGCTCCACCGGCAGCAGTTAAAGCGGCAGCTATTTCTGGTGATGCAGCAGCAAGCAACTCTGGAGCAACTATTCCTGCTGCTATTCCAGCCTGAAAACGAGCCGCATCTCTAAACTGCTTACCTTCAGGAGTTTCAGGACCAGCAATAGGCGCACGGAGAACATCTCCACCGGCCAGACCAGCACCGCCAGATCCTAATCCACGGAACGTCTCTCTCAAGCCAGCCATGAATCCACCTTCTTGCTGGCCAACTTTACCGGCATCCTGCACCGCCTGATTCAACTGAGCGGTCGATCCGACAGCAGCAGCAACTTCTGCTTCAGGCAACGCAGCAACCATCCCCTGCTCCTCGCGACGACGCATCTCCGCAATCGTGGCGGGAGCGGCAGCACGTTCGTACTTTGACTTGAAATCGTTGACTACAAATTGGATGTCCTCTGGCTTTTCGCCGTTGGATTCCATTTGCGAAACAATGCCGTCCAGCTTCAGCCGATCCTGTTCGTTGAGTGGCATGTTTTTAGTAATTGTATTTTGAGCGGAAGTCAGTACCTGCAGGCTGACCGCTAGTGGCTGGTGTCAACGGGGCCGCTTGAGGCTGCTGTTGTCCGAACGGTGTGAACGGCAACTTGTACTTCGCAACAAGCTCGTTGGCCAACCTGACCTGCTCAGGTCGGATTCGATACTGATCTTTGAAAGAACGAATCGTTCCGTACAAATCTTCCGCAGCCATTGCTGAGAAGTTTCGAACATCGTCCGCAAAATTCTCGCTCTTAACATTTCCAAGAGCGGCTTGGAGCCGTTGCATCTCCGTGGTCGTTACGGCTTTACCAGAACGCTCAAAAGCAACCTGATTGAACTCATCTTGGAATCGCTGCAACAGCGCGTAAGCGTCCTTCTCCTCTTTAGTCTTTGCTCCAGCCAAACGCTTTTTGATTTCAGTTACCTTGCCGTCAATAATGCCCACATACTTCTGGATGGCTTGAGGTCCGTAGTTTTTTTCAAAGTCATCGAGCCGTTTAACCAGCTCTCCAGACTTCCGGGCAATCGTTTCATCTCCGCCAATGCGTTTCTCGGCAGTTCCATCAGGGAACTTCCATGAATTACTCATGGCGTTGGACTCGATGATGTCAGCAGTTTGCGCGTCAGGCTTTCCAAACAACGATTCGTATTCGCTGACAGCTCTTTCAGACAAACGCATTTTGGTGCGTTCAGATGCTGGGATTTGATCTTTCTTGCGGTTTTCAACGGTTGCTTGAGCTGCCTTAATCCGTTCTTGAAGAGGAATAGCCTTGTCCAGAAGCGACACTTCCGTAAACACATCTTGAGAGAGTTTTCCTAGAACCTCTTTTTCTTTTTTCTGCTCCCTGATGACAGGAAGATTTGCTTGATAAACCTCTTCGTTAATTTCTCCGGTCTGAGGATTAAAAACGTCGATGCCTTGATTCTGCATCTCAGAAACCATGTCAGCCCTAGTCTTTTCAAACTGTTCGCGAGCCTTGATGATTTTCGCTCTCGGAGAATACTGCTGAAGACCTTGATATGCTTTGATTGCTTCCTGATTGAAAGTCTTTGATTTGAACCGAGGAAGCGCAGGCATAGCCGCCTTCAACTCAGGATCGTTCAAATAGTTGGCCACCTGTTCGTTGAACTGTTGAAACGAATCAAATTCACCAGCCTGAGCTTCCTGCTCCGCCAACGCCTGAGCATAAGCATTCGACTGGATCTTGTTCTGAAGATCGTACTGCCGCTGACGCATAATCTGCTCCGCAGTCTGCATCTGCATCTGCTCCATCATCCGCTGCTGCGTCTGTGCGCGGTCGAACAGCGATGCGCCTAGCTGAAATGCTTGAAGAGATTGGTCGGCCATAAGATTTAACCAGCTTCAGGAATTACACCGACAAGTCGAGGGTCAGATCCAGTTGAAACTCCAGCCCCAGCGTATGGTGAGCCAGAAGGAGGAGCAGAATACAGATTTGCGGGATTTTGCGCCATCAACCCCTGATACATTCCGTACTGCGACAGCGCGCCACCGGCAACACCACCAAAGTTCGTGAACGCAGTCTGAGCCGCCTGCTGCATCGGAGAAGGAGCGGCTGCAACCTGAGCGGCGGTCAAATCACGACCGTATTGAAGTTGGTTCTGCTGTTGAATCGCCCCAATGCGCTGCGCTGGCGTGATGAACATGCTGCTCACCGAGAACGGTTGAACCATGCCGAACGTCCGCTGCTGCTGGATAAAGTTCTGAGCTTGAGCAAGACCCTGATTCTGAATCTGCATGCCAGTCAGCCCTAAATCGCGAGCGGTCAGCGCACGGCCAAATCCAGATCCTGCGCCGAATCCTCCAGACAAAGCTCGTCCAGCGGTTGAGCGTTGAACCTGAGCGGAAACCTCAGGAGAAATCTCGCCACGCAAAGCAGCACCAATGTTCGCTCCAGCCTGTTGAACAAGCTGGTCATAGCCTGGAATCGCACGACGAAGCTGCGCCTCAAGCTGAGACTGTTCAGCGGCAGTTGTCTTTTGCGCCAGCTCGGTTGCAGGTTGAAGCGCGGCGATGTTCTGCTGAATCGCCTGCTGCTGCTCCTTAGCGAAATCAATCGGCTTCAGCTCAGGAACCTTCGGTTTCTTTCCGCCGAACAGTCCACCAAACAAACTTCCAAGGCCGGAGATTGCCGCTCCACCCAAAATTGCCGCTGGAACACCTATTGCCATAAATTATCCTTTTGGTTCAGAACCATTGCGAGAATCCACCGCCATTCAATCCTACACCGACCATGCGTATCGTCGCCACCGCATCGCCCAGATACTGCATCGTCTGCTCCTGAACAGCTTGAACCGCTTTGGCTTCGTAGGCCACTGCTTCCTGAATCAAATCGTTCTCCTCCTTACGAATGGCCATGACCATCAACTTGATGGCATCAGGACACGGAGGAATGAGGTAGTCGTTGACGGTCGTCGCGTTGATATGGCGCATCTTGCCAATCACCGTAACGGTCTGAGTGCAGGAATCGCTGTTCCGACCAGTCCAGAAGCTACGACGATATTGCGGCAAAGTTTCATCAGGGTCGTAAACTGCCAGATCAATCTCAGCAAAAATTGTTTGATTGAACTCGTATAACCGCGATGCGGTATTTGTTGCCTCCCTGATTACGCCGGTCAGTGCGGTAAATTTCTTGGAAGACTGAACGTACGGCAAAGCGAGCGTCAGCTTTTCGCCGTCAATCCATGCGCCGCCTGATTGGGTGCGAATCCATTGTCCGTTCGAGTCGTAGCCTTGGAGCGTTATCGTTTTGCCGACATCTGAAGCATCGCCAGGATAAACTCGAATGTAGCTATTGATGCCGCCAGACATATCGCGATATGAAACAACAGTACCACGATCAACGAGCTGTTTTCCCGCGCACGGGTTGCAGCCGCTAAGGAGTCCGAATCCGGTTTCTTGGAATTCATACCATTGGTTGCGAACAGATCCTGTTCCGCAGCAGTCTGCGACGGCTTCAATGGTTTCGATTGAACGAGGCCAAGTGATGCAACCGTCTACAGTGCAAACGGTGAAACGTCCGTAAGAACCCGCCCACAACCCCTTGTGTAGAAGCCTTCGACACGCTTGGTTGATGTAGTCGTAAACGCGCTGATCATCGACACATGTGCCGATGACCCGAGCGATTGTCGAGCGGATGTCCTGAACGATAAGCTTCATTTTGTGTAGTAGACTCGGCCCGTTCGCTTGATAAAGTAAACACCGTAAAATGGCGGAAGATTGTTATGGCCGATGGCGTTCTGACTGTCGTTGCCAGTCTTGTCAGCGTTCGTTGTTCCGACATCTCCGGTCGTGATACTCGGCCCAGAACCGCCGCCACCGCTTCCCGCAGCACCTTGAAGGATCTGTGTCGGGTACGAACCAAGTCCAGTCCATGACTTGTTGACGAGGTAGTAATCGTCGTTTGCGGGGGCAATGAGTTGAGCGACGCCGTGAGTATGTTCGTTGAACGGGGTTTCAGGAACAGTCAGGGTATGCTTGTCTTCACCAGAAACAGATGTGGTTGTCGTCGTCCCCTGAACATTCACCGTACCGCTTGCTGCAAACGCTCCAACGCCAACCGGGAATCGAGCATCGAAAGCTGTGTCAACCTCCCACATTGGGCCGGAAGTCACATTTGTTGATGTCGCGGTTCCATCGCCACCGTCGTAGCTTAGGACATCAGCAGCAGTGCCAACGAAGATGCGCCGTTCAGGACCGTTGGCCGGAATAGGATTCTTTCTCGCCCAGTATCCACTGACGCGCACCCACCACTCACCGTTCTCGTCCAACCACGGATAAACCTGATTGTTTAGCGCAGGCGTCGATGCTCCGTAATTGAAGAACGAGTTTCCAATCGAGCTGTTGAACGTCGCTTGAGTGCCGCTGATGATGTCGTTGGCCAACGACTGGTAATTGAGCGGACAATATCCAACCGGCAGACTCGGCGGAGTAAGAGTGATGAGCGTAAGGTTTGGCATAATTGTTAGGCTATTCTGACGAGTAGGTCAGAGGATTGACATCGCAGACATCAAGCGGTGTGCAAGCAGGGAATACCGTCCGGCACTCGCCAACACTCGATTCCTGAATGTCGTAGGCGTGAACTCGAAGACTCTTGATCCGGCAATACCCCATGATGGTCAGCATGACCTGAACCTCGTAAAGATTGCGAGCGGGAGTGCTGATCGTCGCGTTACACGGCGAATCCGATGGAGTCGGGAATCGCATCTTAGGCCGGTACTGCGGCTTGAAATTCGTAATCGGACAAAGATCCAAGCACTGCGTCACAGTCGCGCATTCAGCAAAGTCAATCCACTCGATCCAGCCGGGATACTGGTCCGGTCGATAGGTGACATTGAAGGAGACATCGCCCTCAAGCTCATCAATGAACAAGTCACCGGAATCGAGTCGCTTCAAGCCAAACGGAACCTCGAAGTTGTAGGCTCGAGTCTGCACTTGCCATTCGATTTCCTTCTTGGGAGTCGCACTCAAGTTCATGTCGAACCTTTCGGCCTTGGTGATTTCCCAAATCTGGATCGTGTCGTCCGACCCGCGAGCAATCGCAAAGCAAGCGTCTCCGTAAGCGTTCTCGGTCTTGACGAGCTGCAAGATGTTCAAGCCAGTCCAGATACCTGACCAAGCTGGAGGAGCTTTCTTCCGCATCGAAGTGATAAGCTCCATATCCAACACGGATATAGCCTTGTGAATGACTCCCTCTGAATCGAAACGAGGCTGAGAAGTCATCAGCAAACGGTTATCGAAGACAACCGCAGAGCTGGCCCACAAAAGGTTTGTCTGATCGTTCTCGACGATGGGCGTCATCTCCCCACTGATCGGCGTGTTGCCCCAATCGGTGAACGACCGGCGAGCGATGATGAACGAGCGGATGCCGTCGATAGCTCGGTAGAATACATCGCCATTGACGGTGATGGCCGACCGTGAGCCTAACGCGCCGCTGGTCAGCAAGCTGATAGCCTGAATCGGATAGTTCAGGTTCTTCCAAACATTGCGGTCTACAGGAGCTTGAACGCTGAAGACGTAGCGAGGTGTGAAGATGAGAAGCGGTCCTTGGCCAAGCGATGTGTCTGGATTGCCTGGGACGGCCATTGCCGTGATGCCGCCTGAATCCGACGGAACCGCAAAGTCACCACCTTCATTGAGGAAGGTGTTCTCGGTTTCTTTGAGAACGCTGGCTCGCGAACCGTCTCCATAAACAATGTCTGTTGCTCGGAATGAAAAGCCGTTCGGCAGTGCGTACCAGATGCGGCCATTGACGTAGGCCATAACTCTACCGCACTTGATTTCATCGTCATTCGCTCGACGCAGGCTTGTGCCGTTGAAGATTAGCGGCTTGCTGAAGCCGTCTTGGATAACGACGAAGTTCTCAGCTTGAACCATCCAGCCATCGAGCAGGTTGGAAGGATTTTCTAGGTCAGCGGACAGCGTGAGGTTTTGGGCCTTATTCTGAAGGCAGTCGTAAAGCCACACTTTACCACTGATCAGCATCAGGATGAACGTACGTCCATCGTCCGAGATGTATGGCAGCGCGCATTGGAACGTGCCGGTCAGACCCTGAGGACCGTAGCAATCCTCTGACCAACCGTCCGCCGTCACGTTCGTTTGATCTGCGGTAATCTCGGCATTGTCAGCGGTGATACTGACGCAAAGGTCGTAGTCTTTTTGAACGTAACCGGGGCGAGGAGAAACGAATCCTTCTCGGAAGTTGGCATTGACGGCGAACGCAACCTGATTCTTTTCCACCTCGGAAGGCATCACGCCAGCATCAATGCCACCCTCAAAGGTAACAGATCCGTCCGTGTACCTGCGTGGTGCGCGTTCGCTCATGGATTAAAGTGTATCGATGCGCTCGATAGTAAAAGAAGAATGGTCGCGTAGAGTTAAATTAGAAAGACCCGGAACATAAGCAAAAATTGCAAAAACGTCAGTGTTAGCTGTGACAACTTTTTCAATATGCGTAAGAACAACAAGTCCATCTCCAGTATTTTGATAAGTATGGCTTACAATAGTTCCATTCTTTTTTAACCTTATCACCAAATCACCTGTCGCATAAGCGCAAACTGTGAACTTAAAATATCCAGTATTTAGTGCTGTATATTGACCTGATGCAGAATTCCATTGAGCGTTTGTTGTAGGTTGATCTAAAGTGGTTCCTACATAAATTTGAGTTTCGACGCTATTAAGCAGTGAAGCACTAGGTCCAGCGATGTACGCAAACTCTCGCGTCATCGAACTGGAAATGGAAGGTGCTGAAATCGTGATGTTTCCAGCCGAATTCGTGACGACAATCGGAGCCGTTCCGACGATTTCCTTCTGGAGATAGGTGGTTCCATCGCCCACCGGAATCTTGTTGAGTGGAGCGGTCGTTAGGTTCGTTCCACCCTTGGCAATCGGCAACGTACCGCTGATGTCGCCGACCGGAACCGTAGCAACGGTCGAGACAGCACCAGCACCGCCAGATCCAGCGGTCTTCATGTAACCGGCTGACAAAGAATCGAGAGCTGTCTCGTTCGTCAAGGTTACGTCCGATGTCCGGCAGATGTATGAAGCTCCATCCGGCGCACCGCCAGACACACCTGCGGCACCCGTAGGGCCAATCGCTCCAGCCAGCGTGATGAGCGAGCCGGACGGAATCAACGTAGTCGGAACCGCATTGGCAATACCGAGAACACCAGCGGCAGGATTCTGCAAGGTCAGCAGCAGGCCATCGACCGAGGTAACCTGCATGTACCCAACACCCTGAATGGAAACGAAAAACTGTCCGGCGACTGATTCAGGCAAAAACTCAGTATTATCGACCGGAACAACAACCGATGCTCCAAGAGCAGGAACAAAAAATGGAGCCGTCGTGTAAGTAAACGAATCAATGCCATTTGTCCCATTTGTTCCGTTCGTTCCAGCCTGACCGCGAGGGCCTGGAATGTTGACGACGTATGGGTTCGTGCAGCTCATATCAAAATGGTCCTCTTATCTCCAAATTCCCGCAATTTTAATCTTGGGGTCAGCTTGACGCCAAACGCCCGAAATCTTGATCCAAGTAATCGCTTCCTTCCAAGTTCCAGATATTTTGATCCAGAACTTGTTGGATGACGAAGATCCTTGGTTTGAGAGAAGGGTGAGGAGCATTACGCCAATCGACCTAGATTAGTTTCGTGGTCTGTCCAGCAGCCAATTCCAGTCACTTCTATTGCGTCACCATTTGAAATGAGCTGATCAGAAGGAGGGTTTCCAAACGCAACAGGTTGGTTGGCTGCGTAGAACACGCCGCTTACCCAGCAGTCTCGAGTAAAACGCAGGACCTTCATTTTACGCAAAGAAAAGTTCACCAACGATGTCACCCACCCCGACCGCCGCTGTGTCGGCGTCGGCGGAGCCGGTGACGGTCGTAAGGCCGATGCCCGTGGAAAATGCGATGCCGCCTTCAAGTTTCATTTGAGCCAAACTGTTTGGAGGGATGGCAATTGTGCGGACAACTCCAGTTCCTGCGGTCGGAGTTGTGGTCTGGTTGTGCAGCTTAACGTATCGAAACGCTGCGTTGGTGTTTGCTAATGCCCATCCTAGCACACGCCCAGCAGAACCTTTTACAATGGTGGCGTTGGTGGTTGCGGCACTAACTAAATGAGCGCCAGAAGCGGCACCTGTGGCGTTTGCACGGTATTGCTGGCCCACGTCGCCGATTGCGGCAGTGCCAGCCACAAGCGCGGGCTGCGAGGTCGGAAGGACAGCAATAGCGGCCTGTGCGCCATTCGGTCGAACACCGGCTATGTAAGTGGGGACGTTGGCGTTATCTTCGACCGAAAGGAATCCAATCGTCCAAGTAGTTGTGCTGGCTGGAGCGGTGGTTCCGTTCCAGAGCCAGAGATAGACGTAAAGTTCGGTGTCGTCATCCGGGATGTTTTCAATTCGGCTTCCGCGTGCGGTTACCGTTGAAACGGTTGTGCTTGCAACCGTAGTGTCAGACCAGTTGACGTTTCGGCCGTCTACATAGGTCTGCACGACGTGGCCGGCAGACGCCGTTGTATTGATCGTTATTGTGGTAACACCGCTATTCCAGCCCTTGCGCTGCGCATCCACGTTTGCAGCCGTTGCGGTCGTTCCGGTGTACTGAGTCCACAAATAGTTGTAACCAAAAAGATCGACCGTGCATGAACCGGAAGCTGGCCAACTGGCCACCGTGAAGTTGATCGTGTCAACGCTCGGAATCGAAGCGATGGCATATCGACCGGGGACACCGTTTGCGCCGGTGATTGCACCGACCATCATGGACTGGCCAACGTTCTCAGACGTGAAGCCGTGAGCGGTCAGTGTGACGGTGATGCTTGTCGCGCTGTTGATTGTGCATGACAACCCTTCGCCAACCTTGTCGGCCAGTAAGACCGCAAAGTTTTGGTTTGCGATGCGCTGAGAAAGGATCGTTTTTTGGCGAGCGGTCAGCGCACCCCGAAACGATTGAACGCTGCGGGCAAGAAACTCTGAGTTGGCAGTCGTGCCACTAGTCAGGACAAGATTGGACGAACTCTGGGAAACACCGACGCCAGTGCCAAGGCGGCGTTGGGTCAGTTCAGTAGCCATTAACGAAGAGCCGACATCAGCAAATCCCACCGACCAGATTTCAGATGGGACTTGGCGAACCACAGCACCACTTGCATTTGGAGACGGGTGGCTTGTTGTCAGCGGAGCTTGATTGGCAGACGTAGCAGCGCCGGAAGGCAGCGGGAGAGCGGCGGCAGAAACGGGTTGGGTGGCCTGCCAAAATGTTCCACTGACCGGCTGAGTAACGCCCGATCCGTCTACCGGAACTCGACCGGAAACAAGAGCGGGTGTTTTGGAGTCAATGGTAAAGGTAGATGACGCAATGGTCGACGTATTCACCTCGACTGCTGCCAGAGTGGTTTCTGTTGATGCGCCGGAAGGCAGCGGCAACGATGCTGCGGAAACTGGCTGTGTTGCCTGAAAGAACGTGCCACTCACCGGGACAGCACTTGCGCGAAGTTGAGCGTCAGTCAACGGACCTGTAACAGGAACAGACGCTGCGATACTGACAGGTTGAGTTGCTTGAAAAAAAGTACCGCTCACCGGAACGGCTGCGGCGCGAAGTTGGCTGTCCGTCAGAGGTTGAGACAGGCCGGTGTTTGCCGTCACAGTACCGCTGATCGGCATCGGGTTGCTGGATGACACATCAACCGCAACACCATCGCCACCAACGCCAATTTTTACGCGCTGATGCAAAACTCCGCTGATGTCGTCAGCGGCTACTGTCGCGCCAGTTCCCGGTGTGTATCCTACGTTGTCTGCCATAAATTAGATGTATTGAAGGTAGATGTCGCCGTCAGATCCGCCAGATGGCGACGCGGTTCCGCTCGTAATGGTTTTCTGGGCAGTAAGATTTGACCGCGCAGAATCAGCCGTAATTGCCCCAGTTCCACCGCTTGCAACTGCAAGAGTTCCTCCAATCGTCATCACGCCGCTTGTGGTGATTGGAGAATTTGAAACGGTGAGTCCGGTTGCTCCGCCAGAAACTCCGACGCTCGTAACGGTCGGAGCCGTGTAAATGACGTTTACGACGTTAAGCGTGTAATCCAGCTCGTTCTCAGAAATCGTTGATACGACTCCAGTTCCTTCAAATTGAATGGAGATGTCGTAACTGCTCATGGTGGGACTGTGATTCCGTCACAGACGATAAGCTTGTAAGTTCCGGTGGTTTTTGGTCCAAAAGTTCCGACAACCTCGAACGAAAAATCAACGTAGTACGTTCCAGCAGGCCAGATTGCGGTGGACGCACCAGATGCCACAAAGTTGATTGTCGCATTCCCGCTGCCATCAACGGTTCCAGCCACCGTTCCAAAATCGTAGAGGAGAACGCCTGACGCATCCCTGATCTGAGAGTACCCAACAATTCCCGCCCACGAAATCGGGGGATTCGCCGGAACAAAGAGCGAAACGGAAAACTGCTCCCCAATTTTGATGGTCATTACGCCAATAATGGCACAATCATCACCTGAAGGCTGGCATTCGGTAGTCGTCACACATGGTGACGAGCAGGATGAACCGAAGTATGGTTGCGAAGGCATAACCTTCCTAAAACTCTGAATCCACGAATCTTTAACGCAAGGTCAAAATGGCAGATCAAACCACTGAGCATCCACTAATTCAGCACAAGTATGGAATTCGTTCTCCGGTCAAGATTCCCGATCTTGAGCTTGAGCTTTACGCATTCCGAAACCGGCTCCAGCCCAATGAGGGCGGACTGGGTACTTTCGACCATTTTGTTAACGCCACCAAAATGCTCTGGCCAAAGATGAGTTGGAATCCGTGGCTTGAAGCTCAAGTCGAAAGCCTCTGCGAACACGACTACGTTGGATGGGCGGGATGCGGCGCGAGCGGCAAGACCTTTGGAGCAACGCTTTTTGCTACCGTTTGGTGGCTGGCCAATCCTTCCAAGTCAACGGTTGTCCTGACATCGACGACCGCGAAGATGATCCGCAAGCGTATGTGGGCCAATCTTCAGGATTTGGTTCGTAAGTCTCGCGGGTTTCCAGGCAACATGGTCGATTCCAAAATGGCCTTACAGGCTGTCAAAGGTGACGACCGCCATTCCATTTCCGCTATCGCCGTCGCCGAAGGTAACACCTCGAAGGCAGTGGCCAACATCCAAGGTATTCACGCCGAGCGGGTGATGGTCATCATTGACGAAGCTACGGACACCCCCGAGGCAGCGTTCGAGGCTTGTACAAACCTCTCCAAGGGTTGCCGTGAGTTCAAGATGCTAGTCATCGGAAACCCTGCTTCGAAGTACGATCCGCACGGACGCTTCTGCACACCGGCAAAGGGTTGGCGCAGTGTCACGATTGAGGATCAGCATTGGCTGACCGAACGCGGGATGTGCCGACGGTTCGACGGCATGAAATCGCCCAATATCAGCGAAGGGCGAACAAAGTACCCATACCTCATCACGCACGATCAGGTTTTGTCGGCTATGCGCCATGAGGGCGAGCAAAGCCCCACATTCTGGAAGTACACACGCGGATTCTGGGCACCGGACGGCATGGTCAAGACGGTGCTTTCCGAATCACTGATCGAGACGCACACGCCTACAAAGAACTTGGTGTTTACGACCAATGTCCAAATTGTTGCCGGACTTGATCCGGGCTTTGGCGGCGATAGATGCGTTCTACGCTTTGCCAAGATTGGCACCGCAAACGACAAGGCGAGTGTACTCTTTGGCGATGTAGTTCAAATCTCACCGAATGCCGCGCTGACCGAGCCGGTGCATTACCAAATAGCCAATCGAGTCAAAGAGGAATGCGCCAAGCGTGGCGTTGCACCGGACAAATTCGCTCTGGATTCAAGCGGTGAAGGCGGTGGGTTGGCCGACATTCTGACCCGCGAATGGGGTGTGGTTCATCGCGTTGAGTTTGGTGGTTCTCCGTCAACCATCCCGGTCAGCGACGAGGACAGTAGGCCATGCAATGAAGCATACGACCGCAAGGTGACAGAACTCTGGTTCTCGATGCGAAAATGGGTCGTCGAGGAGCGTGTTGGTGGTATGGACATCGAGACGTTGCAGGAGTTCTGCGGTCGAATGTTCGACGATTCCAAGCGTAAGATATCGGTCGAATCGAAGACCGTGATGAAGCAACGAACCGGAAAATCGCCCGACTTGGCCGACGCTGCTGTAGTCTTGCTTGATCTAGTCCGCAAAACCGCCGCATTTGAACCGCGAGCAAGCAGAATGGATAAGGTCTGGGAAAAGCTCGTTCGAGATGCTGATTCAATTTATCACGACGACTTATGAGCAGTAACGTCACCGGATACAAAGTGCTGAACGAACACATGGTCATCCCTGGCGGGTGGCATTACCGTGTTCCTGAGACTGGCATCGAAATCATGGGTGGATCTTGGCCACAGCTCCATGAGTTCGTTCGTAACCATTACACCGCCAATGCGATTAAAATTCCCGAAAATCTCGACACGTTAATCACCGAGTATGCGTGTCGTAACGGTGCTGATTGTATGTACAATGAAGTTGAAATCCGTAAGCCAGAAGGCCGTAAATCGCTCCAAATTGGCGATGTAATCCGCTTCAGCATGAGCCTCTTGCACGGTCTGACCGTTGGCGGAGGCAAAGTAAGCCAAGCGGAAGCGACTCGAAGAGCGTCAATCTGCTCGACATGCATTTACAACCGTAAGCCGCTCGGATGCACTGGATGCAACGCTCGGGTGCTGAAAGAGGCGGTCAAAACCTTTTCCCAGCATGGCAGCACACCCCTAGACGAAAGCCTACAAAGCTGCGAATTTTGCGGTTGCTTTATCAGAAGCATGGTGTGGTTTCCCATTGAAACACTTCACCGCTTCACGGACGCTACAGAGAACGCAAACTTGCCAGCTTACTGCTGGAAAAAACGACCATGTACGGAAACCTAGCCCAACTGCCGCTCGAAACCATTAACGAGGAGGGTAAAGCTCCCGAAACTCGTATTGCCGACGCGGCATCGGCTCGCGAGATATTCCAAAAGCTCATCATGGCCGACGAGTTGCGGAATAGCACACGCGCAAAGCTCCGTGGTCTTGTTGACGGCAATCCTCCGTACAATCCGGCAGAGCTTCGGCGAAACAACCAAGCGTTCCGTACCAACGTCAACTTCCGCGAATCGGAAGCGTTCCTCACGTTGGCCATGTCAGCCTTCTACGATGTGTTCGCCGAAGTTCCGACCTACGCAAATGTCCGTACCGCTTACGGCAACGACATGGATAAGCGAGAGGAATGGTCGAAGATCATCACCGAGGAGTTTGACCGTCTTCAGAAGCTAGACAAGGACTTCGACTACATCATGCAGCTCTCGCAGCGTGAGATGGTCCTGATTGGCAATGGTCCGCTAATCTTCGAAGACGGCTCCAATTGGCGGTGCAAGGCCATCATGGCGACGGATCTTCTCGTCCCCGATGGCACCAAGTCCAATGTCAGCGATTGGAAGGTGGCCTGCGTCCGCACTCGCATGGGCGTGGATGATCTGTTCGAGAAGATCCAAGACGAGCAGGCGGCGACTGCTGCCGGTTGGGATGTGAACTATGTCCGTCAGCGTATCCGCGCTGCGATGCCTGAGCCGTATCGTTCCGGCGTTCAGTACGATTGGGAGTTTTTCCAACGCCAGCTTCGCTCGAACGACATTACGTTCTCCGCACGGTCAGAGGTCGTGTTGATGTCCCATATCTTCTACAAGGAGTTCGATGGGCAGATCAGCCATGCCATCATTGACGAGCGGGACAGCGAGAGCTTCATGTATCGGAAGCTGCGCCGGTTCAAGCGGTGGGAGCAGATCATTCATCCGATGTATTACGACCGTGGTGACGGCGAGCATCACGGTGTGAAGGGTCTTGGCATCAAGATGCTTCAGGCGATGGAGCTAAAGAACCGGCTTCGTTGCTCGATGGTGGACAGCGCGTTCGCTCGTACGCAGATTCTCTTCCGCCCCCTCAACCCGAACGCTCTCAGCAAAACAAGCGTCGTTCAGCAAGGACCGTATGCCATTCTCCCTCCAGACTATGAAGTCATTCAGCAGAACATTGCTGGCGTTCTCGACGCTCCTATGGCGGTCAACGCGGACCTTGAGAATGTTCTTCAAGGCAATCTCTCTCAATATCGCCAATCGCTCAACAAACCGGCTGGCAACCCACGAACCGCGACTGAAATCCAAGCCATCGTGGCACAGCAGTCAGCAATCGGTAAGACGCAGCTCAGCCGGTATTACAACCAGCTCGATTCATTCTTCGAAGAGCGGTACAACCGAGCCTCCAATCCCAACCTGAACCCGATTACCAAGTCGGATAAGGACGCGATTGAGTTCCAGCGTCGTTGCGCCGAACGAGGCGTTCCGGTTCAAGCCATGCTGGACATCGACTTCGTTGAAGCGACTCGCACGGTCGGCCAAGGTTCTCAGTTCGCGAAACAACAGCTCCTCGGATCTTTGCTCGGACTTCTTGGTTCTCTTCCTGAGGGCGGAAAAGTCAGTCTTTTGCGCGACTACATCGCCGCTCAGGTTGGCCAACAAATGGTGGATCGTTATCTGCCGACTCAGATCCAGTCTTCGCGAGTTCAGGATCAGACCGCACTGGCTGTTCTGGAGCATTCGTCCTTGCGCCAGGGCAACATGGCAATCGTCACGGATACGCAGAATCAAATCGTTCACATCGACACGCATCTTGCGGCGGCGAACGAGGCGGCTGCATCGATCCAGCAGGGCGGCAATCCGCAGGAGATTATGCTCTTCCTGCAAGGCATCGGTCAGCACGTTCAAGATCATCTGGCTCGCTTGTCCACCGATCCTACTCGTCGTCCTCAGGTCGAGGCGTACGCGCAGCAGCTCCAGATGGTTGTTCAGACCGTTCAGCAGCTTGGTGAGCTGTTGCAGCAGCAACAGGAAGCTCAGGCGCAAATGCAGCAGGCTCAGGCGATTCAGCAGGGCGTCGATCCAAAGACGGCGATGATGAATGCCGAGGTTCAAGCAAAAATCGCTCGCCAGAACGCCGAAACTATGGCCAACATTCAGCGTCAGAACGAGAAGGCGATGGCAGATTTAGCTCGCCGGAATGCGAAGACAACCGCTGATATTCAGCGAGCGAATGCAACTGCCGAGTCTAACTTGGCGCGTCAGGGATAAGAATTATGGGAAACGAAGAAAACATTGTTCAATTCATCGCCGACAACTTCCCGAAGATGGGCGGTTGGTGCGATCCGAAAAAAGGTTTGGAAATCGCCAAACTTGTTCTCGAAACGAAACCGCAGCGCATTGCTGAAGTTGGTGTTTTCGAAGGCAAGTCCACGCTCGCACTCGCCCAAGCCTGCAAGCTGAACGGAAGCGGAACCGTCTACGCTATCGATTCTTGGAAGAAAGAAGACTGCATCGACGACGAGACGAATGCCAATCAGGAATGGTGGGCGACACTCGATCTGGACAAGCATTACGAATCTTTCGTTGGTCATTGCGTTCGCGCGCAGGTCGTAAAGCAGATTCAGTTCTGCCGAATGTCCTCATGGGATGCGTCACGGTTTCTGCCCGACATGGACATGGTTCACATCGACGCCAATCACGCCGAATGGCCTTCTACGAGCGATGTCGTCAACTGGCTTCCGAAGCTCAAGGTTGGCGGCTACATCGTGATGGACGATGTGAACTGGGAATCGACCCAGACTGCTCTCAAGTTCGTCATGAAACGCTGCGAATTTGTTTCGCGATTTGATCTGAGCGAGAGCGTTTTTGCTATCTATCGAAAACTGAAATAACCCCGTGCAAACGGTCGTTATCACGATGCGAGGCAGTTCTCGCATCCCGCGCCTACAAAGAAACCTTGATTCCGCTGGAATCACGGACTACCGCATTTTCTATGGCCTGAACGGCGCGAAGTCCGGCCTGAAAGCGAGCATTCCATACGAGATAGATGCTCCCGGCTCAGGCTACCTCATCTGCTCCAAGCACGTTGGATGCAGCATGTCCCATTGGATGCTATGGAACGCGCTGGATTTCGATCCTTCCACGCCGGACATGGTGATGGTCCTAGAGGACGACATCCTATTCCGTCCGCATTGGCGCGAAACAATCGAACGTGCGCTGACAAAGCTGCCCGAGGATTGGGATATTCTCTATCCTGGCTCTTGTTGCGCGCATGGAAAGCTCTCACGCGAGCTGGATTCAAACCTCTTCGAAGGAATGCCGCTTTGCACTCACTGCTACATCGTCCGCAAAAAGGCTCTCAAGACTCTCATCGAGACGAACGAAGAGGTCTTTGCACCAATCGATTTGCAGATGTACTTCAAGAGCCGCCAGCATCTGAAATGTTTCACAATTTTCCCGCGAGTTGCCGATCAAGAAGACTGCGCTTTAGCCGACTAAAATTATGGGTTCACCTTTCAATGGAGACACATTCATCGAGCAGGAGTTTCTTTACCTCAAAGAACGCTTCGAGCTGACGACCGCTGTCGAAACCGGCACTCACGAAGCGGACACTACCGTTTGGTTGGCCAAGAACTTCCTCAAGACCGTTTCATGCGAGCTGAACCACGACTTGGTTGAGAAAGCTAAGGAGAAGTTCAAACGCGAGAATGTCTACGCTGAGATGTTCGAGGGCAGTAGCGATGCCTGCATGAACTGGTTCATTCCGCATCACGGAATTGGACACGACACAATCTTCTTTCTCGACGCCCACTGGAACGACTACCTGCCGCTGCTCGAAGAGCTTGAGGCAATCAATCGCTACGATCTGCATCCGGTCATTGCCATCCACGACTTCAAGGAACCGACCGGACAGCTTGGATACGACAGTTACAATGGCCACGACATTTGTCTTGGCTACGTCAAGGAGAAGCTGGACGCGATTTACCGCGCCAAGACGCTGACACAGAAGTACGGCTACAGCTTCTACTACAACCACCCTAGCCGATGCGTAGGTGCGCGTCGCGGCATCATCTACATCCTCCCGAACCGATGAAACTACAGCTCGAAAAGACGCCGTGCTTCATCATCTCGAAGCCTGAGAGTGAGAAGGAGCGACGCTGCATCCGCTACATGAAGTCATTCGGAATCGATGCGGTTCCGATGTACGGATTCAGGGCTGAGAACTGCGGCATATCGACCGACTACTACCACACACGCGAGAAGGAGAAGGCGAAGGTCAAAACAATCGTCGCCGGACTCAGCCATTTTTCTGTCTGGTCGGCCATCAAGTGGATGGTCGAGTCGAAGATAACCGATCATCGCACATTTCTCATCGTCGAGGATGACGTTGAGTTCACATGCTCCGATTGGAAGAAAAAGCTGGCCGACAATCTGGACTATCTCCCGAGCGACTGGCATGTCGTCTACATCGGAAGCTGCTGCGCCGACCCGATTGAAGACCACGGCTACATCGCGTCGAACCTTTACAAGCTCGTTCGCGGCATGTGTACGCATGCTTACCTTGTAAATTACGAAGGTGTCTGCAAACTCCTCGAAACGAACCAGAAGGTTTGGTGTCCAATCGACATCCAGATGCTGGTCGATTCGATGCCTAGAATGAACTTTTACGGGATTCTTCCGAGGCTCGCGACGCAGGAGAACACAAAATTGTATCCATAATGAAAGACATTATACGAAGTCTGTCTCTTAAAGCTCTCAAGCGGTTTGCAAATGGTGGTGATGGTCAGGCCGATTTGCTCATGCAGATCGAGGATTTGCGAAAGACGCTTGAGATTCGAGCTAAAGAACATGAAGAGCATCTGACCGAGGTCCGCGAGGAACGCGATCATTGGCTTTCCCAATACGACGAAATCAAATTCGCAGCAGAGTTTCTAATGAGCTACGCAAAAAACGACGTACCCAAGCTGGCCGAACAATGCGACTGGGAGGTTGGTAAAATCACGCTTCCTGAGGAGGTTGGAACGTACTACTTCAACCCTGCAATCATTCAGGAACCAAACGGTCAGATCCTGCTTTTCACCCGACGCTGCCGCAATAAGCGCGAGAAGGACGAGGACGTTTACCTTGAGAAAAACGACATCGTTATCTTCGAGCTGACCAAGGATCTTGGAGCAATCAAGAAGGCGTTGCTCAACCTTACCTCGCATTTTCCAAACGAGCAGTTCGAAGATCCGCGCATCGTCAAGTTCGGCGACAAGTACGGCCTAAGCTGCTGCACATTTGTTCCATTCAAGAGCTACGCGCATCAGGCGATGTTCGTCTTGGACAAGCAGTTCCTGAATGTTGCCCGATTCGATCCGATCTACGGAAACAACTACGCCCAGGCGATGGTGAACGATGGCCATGAAAAGAACTGGCTCTATTTCACGCACGATAACGCGCCACACATGGTGTATTCGGCCAATCCTCATGTCGTAGTACGCCTTAATGGGCGTCTTGAGAAGGAAGCGGAGTACGTCACAGACGAGTTCAATCCGCTCTGGAAGTTTGGCGAGGTGCGCGGCGGCTCGAATCCGATTCTGGTCGATGGCTTGTACTGGACCTTCTTCCACAGTTCATTGCCGTGGATCAACAAGAAGCGTCGTTACTACATGGGAGCGTACGCATTCGAGGCTAAGGCACCGTTCCGCATTGCTCGGATGACAACGTTGCCGCTTCTCACCGGCACGAATCAGCAGGACTGGTGGCCGGGATTACCTGCGGTAGTGTTCCCGTGCGGAGCGTTCTACGACAGCGCAAAGAATCATTTCGTCGTCTCGTACGGCATCAACGACGTTGATTGCGGCTACATCAAGCTACCGTTGGCCGACATGCTGGAGGTTACGAAGGTGATTCGACCCAAGCGCGATGTCGTCAACAAGGAGAAGCCGATGAAGCTAGACGACATTCTCGACCCAATTCCGCAGAGGCATAAACTCAAACGACATCTAACAACACGATATGATCAATTGGCTAAGAGGCTCGACGAAGAACCGCAAGGAGACAGTGAAGAACCTGATGGAGCTGCCTGAGGTAAATATCCAAGATTGGATAGATTCCGATCAGCATGCTGAGCTAGGAAAGATCCTCAGAACTCCAATTCTACGCATGGCAATTCGTATCGTTGCAGAGTCGATGCCTATCCCGATGCCATCCAATGTGAGCAAGGAATCGGACATTATTTTCGCTGCCGGTGTAACCGCTGGCTACGCGCATTGTCTTGAAAACCTTCGAAAATTGTCGGTGAATGACACTACTAAGGAACCTGAAGCAACCTTTGATAAGCAAAACTAACTAACACTATGGAAGAACCACTTAATACACCTCTGGTAAACTCGGCGCAAATGCCGGACTTCGGCAGTTCATTCATCGAGGCATTCAAGGCAAGCGGTCTTGAGGACGCTGCATCGGCTGATGAATCGGCCAATTCTGCCTCGCAGGTTGTTGAGCAGAAGCAACCGAAAGCTGACAGCACGGCGAAGCCTAACAAGTCCGAGATGGACATCGAGCGGTTGTTTGGCGCGAAGAAAGCTGACGCAGTCGCCAAGGATTCAGCAGCCGCTGATTCGGACATTCCTGAGTCGATCAAGTCCACGAAGGCCGCTGATGCTTTCCGTAAGATCAAGGAGGAGAAGGCGCAGCTCGCGAAACAATTAGAGGAGCTGAAGGCTGGCAAGACTGCCAATCCGAACTTCGAAGCTCAGCTCAAGACCTTGCAGGAAGAGCGTGATGCGCTTTCTGAGCGTGTCCGATTGCTCGACATCGAGCGTCACCCTGAGTTTGTTAAGAAGTACGAGGGAAAGATCAATGGCGTCTTCGAATCGGTGAAGGGTCTTGTCGGCACCGATGGAGAACGGCTTGTTGGCCTACTCAAGTCGCCTGAGAGCGACTACCGGAACTCGCAGATCGACGACATCGTTGAAGGTCTTTCACCGGCCAAGAAGGCGAAGCTCGGTGCGTTGATCGTCAAGTACGACGAGATTAACGGCGAAAAGACTGCGGAGATGTCTGAGGCGAAAGCTGATTACGATGCGGTCATCTCGAAATACCAGAAGGACAACGAAGAGGGTACTAAGGCTGCATTGGAGTCGGCCAGTAAGACCTGGGCGAAGGTGAGCGAGAACGCTCGCGCACTTGAAATCTTCGAACCGCGTGAGGGCGACGAGGAATGGAACGGTGAATTGAACCAGCGTCTGAGCCTCGCCAAGCAGATATTCAATGGTGAGAACAGCGAAGAAGACCTCGCCAAGGCCGCTCTTTGGGCCGCTGCCGCGCCGAAATACCGTGAGCTTCTCTATTCTCAGGTCGAGGTAAACAAACGCTTGCAAGCCGAACTAGCGAAGTATCGTGGCAGCGAGCCGGGAGTCAGTTCGAAGGCGACGAATCCTGGCTTGAAGTCGGCGAATGTAAACGCTGCCAAGAGCGAGGACTTCGTTGCGAGTGTCTTGAAGTCGTTGGGACGCTGAAAACAATTATCCCCCGATGGTTTCTTAGCCACCGGGGGATTTTCGTTTCAATTACTTGCCTCGATAAGGACCGCTTCCGCTCGGAACCGGCCTAGGCTGAGGTCGAACAGGCGGCTTAGGGGGAGGAGACTGCTTGTAAGGTCCGCTTCCACTGCCACCGACGGCGGGAGAACCTTTATACGGCGCGTTATTGCTCATTCTTTTGGAAGTGCATACCAGCCTTCATGGATGGTGATGCGGTTATTACTACGCACGTTTTTGCCGTTCGCGTCAACCACCCAAACTTTCGCTTTAACGCTCTCAGCAAGGCGCACAGGCTCACCGTGGGGGACGTAAATCACTCGACTCGCGCAGCTCACGCTCATGCTCGCGCACACGATCAAGAAGACCGCGCTTAAGATCAGATTGTTTCTTGGCGTCTTCACTTGAGATGTCTTGTTTCGTCAGTGCATGAAGCCAGATGACCAACTTCATCACCAAGTCGGCCAAGAAGTTCATTCAGTCTTCGAGGCGTTCTTCTTATTGTTGAAGATCGACCAAGCGACTCCGATGATGCTGACGGCGGCACCGGCAAGTTCGGCGACTTGATCGGCACTGGCCAAACCTTTGGCGACGAGGAAACCGCCAGCGGCGGAGAGAAGATGGCGGATGAGAGAGGTGAAGTTAGGGTTCATTTGATTTTGCGGTAAAGGTCGATGGCTTTTGCTAGACAGACGAGAAGAGCGGTGACGGCACCTAACGCGAGCGATGCCGTCTTGAGATTCGGGTCTGAGAAAATCGCGTTCCCGAGAATGCCGATGAATGGTCCACTAGCAGCGGCAATCATGTCTCGCATAAAATGGGACTCAGTCATGGCGTGATGATCAGCTCAGGGCAACCCTGATGGAGTTCTCGTTGGAGTCAACGAACGGAAAGCCCATGACGTAGCCGATCGGCAAGATCCGTGCGATGACCATGCCGGACGCATCGGGTGGCTCAATTTCCGCCGAGGTGACTACGGTGCCACCGACGATCTTGTCCTCCGAAACCTTGATCGAAGGGTCAAAGATGATGGTTTCGAGCGGCTCGGTTTTGATTGCGAGTTCGGTTTCCATAGATCAAGCGGCGATGGTGTAGAGGATGGTGAATTGGAGCGTCACGGCTGCGGAACTGTTCACCCACAGATTGCCGGTGGTGCTGAACGGTGTGGCGATGGTGAGCTTCTGTCGGCCAGAGACAACCGATGCAGCATTGACGATCTGGGTGCCAGCGGAGACGTTGCCGAGACTCACGGTAGCCGATCCGGTCGAGTTGACGATTACGTCCTCGATGATGGCGTTGGTCGGGATGGCCAACGAACCAAGGAGTTGAGTGTTGCCAAACGCAGTAGTCGTCGCATAGAGAACCGCCATACGCCTCGGCTGCGTGAACTCAACACCGTTGAACAGCGTACCGTGCAGCGCGTTGGTCGAGCGGTCGGTGGCTTGGTAGCCGGTGCCAACGGTGAAGTCGAGGTCTACGATTGCGCCGATTCGGGTGAATGTGACGTTATCGATCCAAATTGAACCATTTAATGATCCAACAAATCGACCAATGGTAAATGTATCTGTTCCGCCACCTTCAGTCACAAACTCAAATACTCTTTCCTGCCAGCTCAAGTTGTCCAAAACAGCACCAAACGCAGAAAACGACGCAGAACCAACATTAACCGCCAACCTGCCATTGGTTGCCGTCGATCTTGCAAAACAGGATACGCGATAGCGTTTATTTCTTGCAAAAGTTACAGACTGAAGGTTTACAGAGCTTCCGGTAATATCCAAATCAAACCGGCATGATGCGGTTCCAGCGTAGAATATTGATGTATCGCGATTGATCGTGGAAGACCCTGATGTTACTTCAGTCCAATTAGCAAACACATCAGCGCCGCCACCTCCAGCGGTTTCAAAACCGCCATTGAGTGTGCTTGCATTGATAATATCCGTCTGCGTCCCCCACTGATCCGCCGGATTCACGCCGAGGGTGATAAGCTCGGTGACATCCGCAGCGGACAGTGCGCGGTTGAAGACGACGGAGCGGTAAACCCTCTTATCGAAGACTTGAGAAGCCGTAAAGTAGCCACCGACTCGAAGATTGGCTGCTGCGCTAAGACTGATATTTCCAGTCGTGTTTGTGAGTGTGTATGCAGAACCGTTGACGTAGACAGAAAATACACCAGCACTACGCACCAAAACGAAATCAACAATTTGTCCGGCAAATGCAGCCCCAGTAAATCCAGTGATGGTTGCATTGGAGGCAACCCCTCCAATTGTCTTATCCAAGCCGTAAGCACCCGAAGATGTTGTCAGTCCAAAGTAGTTGTTTGCGTCTTCTACTACCGAAAATACGGCTTTAGCCGTTGCCTGTGAAATCTTGAACCGGCACCAGATTGAGAAGTCGCCCGTGCCAATGGCTTGTCCCGTCAGCGTCGAGGAAATCCGCGTGCTTGCCGTCGTCCCATCGAAGTTCACAGCAGCGTAGTCGGAAGCAGCGGCGCGGATGGCGGAGGGGGTGTCACCATTACGCGCAGCAAAGGTTCCGCTCAGCACCAAGTTGACGAGCGACATCGTATCGGTTGACGGATTGTACGTCATCCCGGCATCGCCAGCGATTGCAGTTCCGTTATTGAACAGCACCTGATTCGTAGCCCCAGGTAGGCCAGTGCCACCTCCTAGAGCCGTGTACAGCTCCGTGAAGTTGCTGTTCGTGTACTGGAATGCCGTCCGCAGCGGACTCCCCGTTCCGTCGTTGGCTGAGGCTCCGACATTGATCGTTTGCTGTGCCATAGTATGAAGTGTTTCCTAAACCGTTGTTAAAATTGGGTCTGATCCGCAGTAATGGTCGTCACATCGGCAGTAATCGAAGTCAAATCCGCCGTCAGCGGAAATCCGACCGAACCACCGCTAGAATCAGAAATGCGATTCAAAAGCGCAAGCTCAAGCATGTCCATCTCCCACGGAGAACGACATCCAGTCGCCGAAACCTCGGCAATCAACTGAGCAGCTTCCGTACAAGTGATGGATGATGCGTCGGCCATGTTATTGGTGAGCTATGATGAACCACGCTGTTCCGTTGCTTATGAATTCAACCCTCTGCCATTGAGCGGTCAAAACATGAGTCGCGGCACCATCAATCGTTTCAGCACCAAACGGATCGACAGTCACATTGTTCGCGCCAGCATTCACCCGCTTCACGAAAAATATACGACCATTGGCCGTCGCAGCCGGGGGAAGCGAAACCGTAATCGCTCCCGATGTCGAATTTGCGATAATCGCGAAATCATTCGACAAAATCGCCGTGGACGCCGTCACCGAACGAGCAGTTCCAAACCCAGCAGCATTAGCCGCCGCCGTTCCAGTTCCATCAGCAATGCGATTGAGAAGCGCAAGTTTCGCCATCTCACGCTCCCACGGCGAGCGACATCCAAGAGGCTGAACCTCACTTAGCAACGTCGCTGTTTCAGTGCATGTAATGTCAGCCATACGCTTTTATCTTTGAATTAGGCCATCGGACCTGCACCACGCTGCATTACCTCAGCAATGAAACCGCCGCCGCCAGGAGCCGTCTCCTCCTCCTCCTCCTCCTCGTACTCCTCCTCGCCACGCTCAGCCAACTTCTTGCCCTTCGACTTGTTCTCGTAGCCTGGAATAGCCATGCCATCAATCTCGATGAACTCGGCCTTGCCGTTCTTGCCAAGGACAATCGTCGCCATCGTCTGGAACGCCTCGCCTTCCTTCAAATTCTCAGGAATCTCAACGCCTTCGGGGAGAGTAAAACTCGGCATACGGGGAGCATCAGATCCTACTGATCCTTGTCAATGCAAAAGCAAAAACCCGCAAGCCTTTTGGACCTGCGGGTCTGTTACTTATCCAACTCGAATTACGAGCAGATGATGGTTGTCAAAGCTCCGGTGCAACGACGGAAGATGATCGTCATACCCTGGTTCGTGAAGATCGGCTCCACAGCATGAACGAACTCAGCGTAGTGCTGACCCTTCTTCTCCAGAGGATCGGCGCAATCCACATCGAGCTTGTAGGCACCAGTCACCCACTGCCACTCGCCCATGTAGTTGGTCGGCTGCCAGCTCAAGTCGCCAACACGGTTCACCGGGCGAACGATATGGCTCTTGATGACGTACGGAGTCGGGATGAACGCACCCTCGAACAAGGCGGTCGTCCAGCTCGGGTTGACGCTGAACACAGTACCCTTCGTGCCAGACGAGCTGGTGAAGGGCTGGATGAGCGTGTACTTGCCGCCAGCATAGCTGAAGCGGGGCGGGAACAGGTTCGGGATATGGCGAAAGTTCTTGATGACCCGATTCGCGCCAATCCGACGGAGCAGCTCGGCACCAGCACCAGAACCCATGTCAGCGAACCGCAGATCCTCACGCAGCGCAGCATTGTTCTGAGCAATACGCTGAGAAGCCTCCATGCCGATGTACAACGGGAACACCGGACCGTCGCTAGAGAAGCTAATGAACCCAGAACTATCAGGATTCGTCGCGCCATTACGAATCAACGTAGCAGCAGCAACATCCAACATCTCCTGCGTCAGCTCGGAGGTAGCCTGATTCAACGCCTGGCCAACCGAACCAGTCTGAATCCAAGGCAACTCATTCACACCAGACGGAATCGTCTCCACCTGCGTAAACGACGAGTCGGCCACCGCCTTGATGGCGTACTTGGCAAACATGTTCTGGTAACGAGTCTCCCACGAACGCTGTGCGCGAATGGACAACTTCTCCAAGTACACACGCAAGAACGCCTCAACTCGATGATCAAAGGTCAGATCATCCTTACACAAGAGCGGACCTTTCAGCGCAAAACGCTCAGGCCCCCAAGTGACAGCGTTGTAGCCAACCGGAACGTCATTGTAGGTGACATCGCAAGCACCACCGTTATCGCCGGGGTTGCCGGACGCGAGGGTGATGGCCGACCACTCCTCAGCCGCAGTCGGCTCAATCGAAGTGGTGGTGAACGAGGTCTGGGTCAAACCAGTACCCTGAGGATACTCGCCACGCTCAATGAGGTTCAACCACATCGAACGATACGAGGCGCGCTTGTAAACGTCCTGCGCGAGCGACTCAGTCGCAACGGCGAACGCATTGAAAACATTAGGACAAGCCATAATGAGTAAAATTAAAACCGACGTTATCTGCGTTATGGTAGGCCATCTATCCACCACACAGTGGACGATTATCCTACCTCACCAATGCGGAACGTCATCGCCGCTTAGACAGTTTGCAGTGGCTGACCAACCCACCACCTCGCTTAAGGTCGTTACACGCACTGACGCATACGAATCCCTACTAAGTCAATCAGATTTAGCGGACTCACTCAATTCCCGCTGATCCGCAATGTAACTCTTGTACCCGCAAAGTTCGCCAATCCTCTCCGGCCTGATGATCTTCGTCTTCGCAATGAATCCCTTGAACGCATACGGCCCAGGGAAACTTCCAGTCATCAACACATAGAAATCCACGCCATCCGTCTTCTTACCCTTACGCGCATCCACCAACAACTTCCCATTCTCGTACTTCGTCGTCTTCACATCCACCCTCATCCCATTCGATAGCACACAGTCATAAAGCGGATGCGGCGGCTCACGCTCCGTATCCAAATCAGGATACACATTGAACAGCTTACAAAACGCTATCTCGCCACACATACCCTCCAAATCAACCGTATGCGCGTCCTCCAAACTGATCTTCAAGTTCACCTTGTTGAATGAACGATTGTTACCGTTCCTATGCTTCGCTAAAAAATGAGCGAGCTTACGTTCTGCATAGGATAAAGAAACTGTTTGACCGATTTTGATTTTGTTTATCATGGTCAAAAGGTCGGAAAATTTTTGAGGGGGGTATCGTAAACGAAGCCCACCCCCAAAGGGGGCCGCCCCCTAGGCGTCACCGTCCGTGCCAGCCCCTAGGAAAACAATTCTTTTCTGTCCGTCGACCCATAGGACACAAAATGTCCACCTATAGTCTGATAATATGCATTATCGGACTGTGTCCGATGCCGGGCTTCCGTGGACAACAACCTCAGGCTGGATCCGATCTGGCATCGACCCAAGCAAGTTGATGCTGACAGACGCTTGCTCACCAGCCTCTGACCATCCGAAAACCAACGCTGACCGCTTGGCAACGCTCCCAAGGATAGTCTCCCGTGTTGATTCGTCTTTGATTCCTTCCAACGCGTAGCTGTCGATGCGTTCCAATGTCGATGCGGCATCGGCGGCTAGTTTGCTTCGCACCAGGGCGGACAGGCTTTCTAGGGAAACATTATCTTTAGGGGAAATGGTGTTTCGCATCTCCTTCCGTACCTTGGGCAATCCTTCCCTTGACGCCTTAGACAATAGAGTCGCTTGGTTCAGCCCCGTTTCGCTTGCAATCGCTTTCCATGTCTTCCCCGCTAGATAGAGGCTCTTTGCTTTCGTCCATTGTTCCGCTTTCATCTCCCGTACCTTGCAATCCAAGGTAGCCCATGGCAATCGCTCGTTTTCGAATCCAGACGCTGTCTAGTCTCCCAATCTTGACGCTGTCAATTCCCTCGTTTTCCTCAGCAAATCCCCGCTTTTCACTCACTATTGAAAAAAAACGAAAAAACATTTTGACCTTTTCCGCTCCCCACTCTAGTCTGTCCTCCGTGAACAAAACCCTGCGTCAAAAAACCCTGTCCGTTGTGGCCATGGCCGCTTTCTACGCCGTCCTAAGCTACGCGTTTTACTGGTTTTTCTTCGCTTCTCAACTCTGAACCTCAACCCACTAAACAAAACTATGGCAACCCTAAGCAAGCAAGGCATCGAAGTCGAACGCGTCAACGCGTTAAAGTATTCACTCAGTCTCCGGTCAAACGGCGCAGTTCTCCGCAATCGAGGAGAAGGATGGAAAGTTGTTCACCTTAAGGAGGGCGTTTCCGTTGAAACCTATTGGACGAAAGTAAAGGAGAAGCAAGCCAACCTTTCACCGGAGTTTCTGGCCTATCGCCGTGCGGTTCAGGCTGAATTCAGCCTAGCCAATCGGGAGAAGTATTTACTCCTCGTTTCCATGTTAGGCGACGATACGGACGGAATTTGTTCGTCACTTCAGGATGAAGGCATCGATTGCGACTTAGATACTCTAGGTGAAATCGAATCACTTAGGAAGGCATGGCAAGCAAGCAAGCGACTTGAATCCGTTGAAGCTTGAATCCTGAACCGCTACCCATCGGTGACGGTGGGTAGAACTCAGCGTTCAAACTCAAACTATAAATCCCCATGACCAAATCCCAAGAAATTCAAATTATCCGCGAAACCATCGCCAAGCTTGGCCGTGATTCCTATTCCGGCGCATGGCTTGCCGATCAACTCCCCTCAATCGAATCCGCCATTGCAAGCGATTATCCGCCGGAAACCTACGCTCTCTCAATCCATGAAGCGCGCATCCACTGCGAAAAGCTAATCAGCCAAGCCAATGATGAAGCCGTAGCAATCGAAAAGCGCGCCAAAGCCGATGCCGAAAAGCTTCGCGAAGCCGCTTGTAAGTTCAACGACTCAATCCGCGCCGACTTGAAACGCTCAATCGAATCCGCGTTGCAACGAATCGAACGCTACTGATTCCCCGTGTCGCTTCATTCGAAAGAGTGAAGCGCAACGGGTAATCAGCCCGAATCAAATCAAATCCAATCCCATGAAACCTATCTTGTACCTTGCACCTCAATCACAAGTCCGCCGTACCTATCCCCGCGGCAACGAAACATCCCACTACGTTTCCGGCGCATTGCCGGAGCCGGTTGCAAAATGGTATTCGTCCATCGAATCCGGCAAGGTTCACGTTTCGCTTTGCAATGGCGAGTATTTGACCGTGCCGACTGGCAAAGGTTACTTGCTAGGAATCCATGAAGTCGAAACTCCGGCAATCTTGTCACGCTAATCCCATCCCATCCCATCCCATGACAACCACAATCCACAATCCCCGTTTCCGTTCCCCGTCCGTCGCTTCCATTGAATCCGCTTTCCCTGGTAAAGGAGAGCAAGCGAAAGCGGTTTTCCGAATGCGCCGCGCTGAATTGGAAACGCTCCCCGCAGGATTGTCGCGCATTCGCGAATGCTACAATCCGCCCACCACAAGCGACGTTCGCCTGCACTGCCTTGACGCGTTACTGGAGACATTCGGAATCGAATCTTTCCAAACTAGGAACGGAACTTTGGTTGAGTATTTGAACACGGGCGACACTTATGCGCCGACAATTGTCCGAATGAATGGACACTACCGAATCGCTTCATGGGGAGACATTGCCGAATCGCAAGGTTCCCGCTGATTCCCCGCGCTTCCCCATCGGCAACGGTGGGGAATAGCGGGTAATCCAGCCCGAATCAAAACTAAATCATCCATGAAGCCAAATCCGCTCCACATTGAAACCGTCAACCGCGTTGCCATTGCGTCGAATGAATTATCCGCGCGCCTTCGCGAAGCTCTCGCGCCTTTCGTTGGGAAGAAAGTTCACAAGGTAACGCCTCACCGCTCATGGACCGCGCAATCTCGAGCGGTTGTCGAACCGATTGCGGAGGATTTCCGCGCGCGCGGCTTCCGCGTTTTCTTCCGCCATTCCGAGTGGCGCATTGACGTTGAAATTGACGCAACTTATCCGACGAGAAGCGGTTCTGTCGCCTACGTCAAACAGAGTTTCGGAGTCGGTTCTATTCGTGACGGGGACACCTTGAAAGAGCTTTGGGAAATTGCGCCGTTCCGTTCCGATTTCACGCCTGAGCTTGTCGCATCGAACCTTGCGGAAATCGAAGCGTTGCAATCTCGCATTCGTGAGCTTGAACTGGAAATCGCCCCGTTCGTTCGATGACAGCCTAACCCATCCCCCGCGCATCCATGAACTACTACGTTATGCAGACCTCTCTTGCGAGCGGGTCGAAACCTCAACTTGTCCATTGGGCCAAGTCCCAAGACGACGCCGTCGCCTACGCTCGCCAGCAAATTGACCTATGGCGCGAGACTGGCGTTGCCAATCCTCCGATTTACGAGGTCCACTATTCCGGTTTACGGAACAAGACAGCCCTCTGGTCTAGTCTCGATTGAGTGGCCCATCCTCCGCGCATCACGCGAAAGTGTGGTGCGAAAGGGTAGGCCAATCTATCCGCAACAAATCAAAAGCATGAAATTCACCCTACACGACACGTTCAACGACCGGACCGTCTCGGCCCATCTTTCAATCAAAGCCGCTGTGCGCGCATCCTATCGCTTCTCGGGTGCGGTTAAGCGAGCCAATGGTCAAAACTCCTACATTCCAACCATCATTCTTTGCGACGGAAAACCGCTGAACGAAAGCCAGCAACAGGAAGCCGACAATGTCAGACTTGCGATTGAAACCAAAGCCCTTCGCGCCTGAACCCATGAAAACCCACACTCCCGGTCCTTGGCACGTAGTCTTCCATCACCCTAAGCTTGTGAAAGTCGAAACCGCTCGCGTGGTTATCTGCGATTCCTTCGGTGGATTGAGCGATGAAACAATGGCCAACACTCGCCTAATTGTCTCCGCGCCTGAGATGCTCGCCGCTCTCGAATTGATTTTCTCGAACGCTGGCGAATCGCCCGAATGGATTCGGGCGCGCATTGGTCCGGTAATTGAGAGAGCGATTGGAGAATCTGAAAGTCTTGCACGAAAAATCAAAGCGAAAGGAAACGAGTGAAAAGAAATCCTAGCAGTTACTGGATGGTTGAGTCTTCAACGCCAGACAATCCGATCAAAAACCAATACATAATCACAATCGAATCCAAAACGATTGAGGTTTACGCTGAATCCATTGCAGAAGCGTTGTCTTTAAGCGGACTCCCTGTGAATTCGACAATTCAATTTGAGAAATGGCTGATCGAGCGAGGAAGTTATGGTTCAATTTCTGAGAATCGAATTGTTCTTTCATTGGTTTCTGTAAACGACCACAGCCTAAACCCATGAAAACCCACACTCCCGGCCCGTGGCATATAGGAATGCGTCCCGGTCCGATGATTTACGGTCCGCTAGGCGAGCAAGTTGCTGACTTGCGCGGACTGACGCTTCAAAAGTACGAATCGATGGCCAACGCCTACCTCGTAGCCGCCGCCCCCGATCTTCTGTCCGCACTCGAACGCTTGGCGCATCCAATGGCCGACGATGAAGACCTAGACTACGCGCGGGAGGTCATTGCCAGGGCGAAAGGACTTTGAGCCGTCCCATTTGTCGGTTAAACCGGGGGTGCGCGCATCCGAAAAACGCGCAAATTGAACGAATAAACCGCAAACGAGAATCAAATCATGCATCCATTGCTCTTATCCGCTCTTATCCAAATCGAATCCAACGGAAACGATCATGCGCGAGGCCGTCACGGCGAACTAGGCGCGCTTCAGATCCGCCCGATCATGGTCCGAGACATCAATCGGATCATGGGTACGCATTACGCGCACCAGCAGGTTACGAATCGGGCCATCGCTGTCTTCATCGCGAACGCTTATTTCGCGCATTATGGGCGCAATCTCAGCGACGAATCCTTAGCTCGGCTCTGGCAAGGTGGGCCAAGAGGAGCTAAGAAATCCTTCACACGCGCATACGGGAAGCGGGTCATGCGCGAGATTGACCGGCAACTGTCAACGAATCCTTGACGGTTCAACTCGCAGGTAAAAACGCCACTTTCACCGCACGGTAAAACAGCACAAACCAATGAAACTAACCATTCAGTCCAAACAGAACGCGCAGACGATCATTGACTTGTTCAATGCCATCATCACGGGCGAGGTAAAGGAACACGGAGCGACTCCGCTCTCGATTTACGATGACGACAAGCATATTTGCAGCGTCGTCGCGGCGAACGGTCAGCAGATCCTTGAACTGGTCATCGAGCGAGAGGACGGGGACAGGATCATGCCGCGATTTGAGGGAAACCCTGACTTGGAGACGCTATGATCGACCGCAAAACATTCTACCAGACTATGTCCGAAGCGGCTTTGGTGCAGGCTAGTACGATGCCGCTCAAGGAACTGATCGAAAAACTCGAATCACTCGCGTACCTGATGCATTCGCCTGTGCTTAAGGAAGCGGCAAACCGGCTCCGCAACGCTGAATGCGCGACGACGATCTTGGAAGACTCACTTTTCTATGCGCGGATGTACCGCGACACGACAGTTGAAGGGGCTAACCTGCGGAGGATGCTCATCGACGATGCCGAGACGGTCGTCTCGCTGATCCGAAATGGAGGATGCGAATGAGCCGCAATCAATTCGCGCCTACGAGGTACAAGGTCCAGATCAACGGGGCGATTGGCTGGTCGGACCTGAAGCAGAGGACGGTCATTTACGAAACGGTCATCTTCGCGACTCGCAAGGAAGCGGAGCAAGCGGCCAAAGACCTCAACCCTGGCGAGTACACGCAAGGTCGGATTCGGGTCGTGCCGAAGGACTTGCCGGAGGATTACGATATTTATCCGGTGGGCGAACGCGACGACATGAAACCGAAATCGTCCATCTAACTTTCCGATCCAGATAACTTTCTGGTCGGCCAATCTAGCGCATCCAAACCCATGTCATTTCATCGATTCGATTCTAGCGTCGCGACAAGCCAAACCGTAGCCGAACACACTTTCGCACCTCCGAACGCTCTACGGGGCGTTTCTGATCGATTGCGGGGCATTCGCAATGGCCCACATGACCCACAATGCGACGATTACTCGTCACATATCCATTTCCGAAACGGAAGCGGCACCGCCTCCAAAGGCGGCGCGCAAGCATTCCGTTTTCGGAATAAGCCTCTCCCCTTTTTTAGAAAGGGGAGGCTTATCTTTAGATGAGCTAGGTAGACCAAGGATAACCTTGAAATAGCCATTGGTAGATTTGTGTTGACTAGAGGACAAAAGATAGTTATCTGTTTTTTATT